CTCTTTCTCAAAACGTTTCTCCCAGTGCCTATCCGCCACACTCAGCGCAAGATACATTACTACATCTATGCCTGCAATCACAGCTATTGTTATCAGCAGTATTCCTACAATGTTCATTACCACTTTCCTTTCATTTCAACTTCGACCTTGACCACGGGTCTGCCTGCTTCTCTCACAGCCTGCTTTATGCTCTCCTCTGCTTCCTCGTAGGCAGTTTCTTTTACGCTTACATACCACCTGTACGCTACATACATTGTAAGCACCACCAAGAGCACTACCGCTGCGGCACATCTGATTATCTCTAACACGGCTATCATTTTCTCACGTCCTTTCATTTTTACGTCCTGTGTTTTAAGCTATCCACTCAGGGTGCTCAGTTCTTGCCGTTTCGCAAAGCTTATCCCAGAGCGACGGGTCACGCCCGACCATATCCTGCAGCGCTCCTGCAAGCTTACGACCGATACTGTCCGCAGCCGCCTGCCGCTCCTGCTCCGTGCAATCGTCCCAAAGCTTATAGCTTTTGCCACCGTCGAACGAGACGTGCCTTATGACTTTTAAAGGCGGATATTTCGGCATTTTTATCACCTCCTACTCAATTCTATTGGATATCGGGGTTGTACTATGCTAGACAAGCTCCTCGATAACGGCGATATTCTCGCCCTCTGAGCGGTCAACAAGGTCCATAGCCTCGCCTGCCGTCTTTGCCGTGACTGTTACCAGCCTTATGCCACTGAACGTGTCTGTCAGCTTAATTTTGTAGTGTTTCAATTTTGTACCTCCTTGAAAAATCTAACTTTGTGTGGTATAATGTAGAAAATTATACGAAAGGAAGTTTTAATCTTGAATTTTTCCGACAATTATTTAGCTTTCACACAAGCAAGCTATTCTGATTCATTAAAAGCCATTCAAGAGGCAGCTAATCGAATACTTGAGTTGCAGAACGAGCAATTACAAGCCGTAGTCAAAAATGCAATTGCTCCAATGCAATCTATGCTTGACGAAGCAGCTCGGAACATCTTCTCTAATCTTGATATTTCAAAACAACTCTCAGCTTCAATAGGCGTAATGAAGCAAACTATATCACAATTCAGCGATATTATTCCTGACGAAAATTCCTCAACATCGTCTAATAGTGAATCAAACGACGTTTCTAATGTCCAAGATGATATTTGCAACAACATTGAAAATCTTATTTCGGAAGTTCCAATCGACCCCAAAGCAAAAGAAGATATCATATCATCAAATGAAATACGATCTTTAAGAACAACCAACCCTTGGACAAGAGAACAAAAGTTTCAACTCATAACACTGATTTTAAGTATATTAACTTTTCTTTTAAGCATTATCTCTAAATCAAGCGATGATTCAGAAAACGAATACAATACGACTGTAAACATCACCATAAATAATAATTCAGAAAAAGACGAACAGATTAAAGAACTTCACAACATACAAGATAAAATGCAAAATATTCTTGAAACTATTGCCGAATCCGAAAATGAGGAAGAATCCTCTACTGCTGATGATGAATCTCTATCTGAATCTCAGTGATTTCCACTTCTAAAGATACTATTCTGCAAACATTACTCACAATCATAGACCAGAGTGCTATTGTTATGCTCAAATCAGATATCAAGCTTATGCACGCTGCTATGAAACTTGCAAAGCAAAATGCAATACCTAGATAGTAGGTTAGTTTTTTCAAATTCACTATCCTCGCCCCCCCTTTAATCACTTGTTGCATTTTCTCCTCAGTTGTGATATAATGGCTATATCTTACAAAGAAAGGAGGTTTCTGCAATGAATAAAGTTGATCTGCCAGAAACATTTTATGAACTTCCCAAAGATCGTCAGAGCTTTTTATTATCTTGGATATCAAATAATCTCAGGCCAATCGAAAGCATAAATACTCATTACACTTCTTACAGTATTAAACATTGGATTGAAGAAGAATATCCAAACGAATATTTTACTAATGGCGAACTTAAAGGAGCTATGCTCGAAGCTAATTATAGAACTAACAACGAAAATGCCTTAAACTGGTGTTTCAACATCTCTGAACGCTCACCTATTATAGTCAAGAGAAAAGCTCAGATGAAGTAATTCTTTTGGTTATCATTTTATTGAGGGAAACAACTATGCTCACAGTATTGTTGTTTTCCTCTTTTTCTATTTCCCAACGTTCAACAGCTTTATAACCAAGCTCTTTTAGTTTGCGGCAAAGTGTTGATTTCCCCGTTGGTCCTTGCTTACCCTCGACAATGATACAAACATCTTTATCAAGTAACGCCAGTAATTTCACAACTTCTTGCTCTGAAAAATATTGTGATAACACTTTTCTGAGTTCCATATTCTCACCCCCTCTTTAATCACTTGTTGCATTATGCAACTCACTGAGTAAAAAAATATTTGCCGAACTCTCCAGCATCAATGTGGAGCAAGTGTGACAGTTTCTCAGCCTCGTCCAAGTCAAACGGACGAACATTGTTTATTTTCTGATTAGCTGTAGGTTGAGCTATGTTTAAACAATGTGCAACGTCAGCTTGGGTCAGTTCAAGCTCCTTCATTCTACCCTTGATCTTGTTCGTGTTTACCATATGCCAGCCTCCTTTCTCGTTGCATTATGCAACTTGCTGCATTATCATAATAGCACATAACTTTTCACTTGTCAATAGCATTTTGCAACATTTTTTTATTTTTTTCAAAAAAGCTATTGCATTATGCAATTTAATGTGATATAATCATTATAACGAAAGCAGGTGAGCAAGATTTGAATACCATAGAAATTGGAAATAGAATAAAAGCTGCAAGAGAAGAAAAAGGACTTACACAAGAAGAACTTGGTATCCGTCTTGGATTGAATAAATCAACTATCCAAAGATATGAGGCAGGAAAAATTCTCAGAATAAAATTACCTGTTCTTGAATCAATCGCTATTGAGTTGAATGTTAATCCTGAATATCTTGCATTAAAAACTAATGATCCTAGTCCTAAACATTCTTCTCATATTATAGACTCTAACGCAACCATACTCCCGCAAGACAACGTACATATAATACCTATATATGAGAGCGTGTCGGCTGGGTTTGGTGCTTATGCTGACGATTATATTGTGGGCTATATGCCGCTTTATATCGTCAACGAGGAAGAAGCTAAGAATACAATGTGCATTGTCGTTTCGGGGGACAGTATGTATCCGAAGATAGAGAACGGCGACAAGATACAAGTATTAAGGCAGGACTGGGCTGAGGACGGACAGGTAGTTGTTGCCCTTATCGATGGTGAAAACGGCGTCGTGAAGAAAATCAAGTATTCTGATAACAAGATAACCCTTGTATCATTCAATCCCGAATATCAGCCAAGAGAGTTTGTCGGTGCAGAAAGAGACCGCATAAGAATACTCGGCATCGTAAAAACAGTTATAAAATCCTTATAATAAAAAAAATCCCCGTCAGCACCGCAAATACTGACAGGGATAGCACACAGAATTTTCTCCCGCATGATTACAAATACATTATATCACCAATTTAAGACAATGTAAATGATTTCATAAATTGTTTACAAATGTCGATTTATAG